GAAGTACAATGATTAAGATGATGAAGCCAAACACTTTCATAGAGTTAAATTACAAATTATAAATATATAATACACCAATAATTAAAGTTGTCAAGTTTATGAAAATAGGACAAAGAGTTTACACCCTAAATAAACAGATAAGTCAAGATTAATTAAAAGAACATGGGACAACCAGGAAGAAAATCAGAATTTCAAGAACTAAAAATAAAACAGAGTTTAGCAGAAGTAACTCCGCTAATGTTTGCGTTTGTAAAAAAGATAATGAAAGAAGGATCTGATAGTCAAAAGCTACAAGTAACAACTAAACTATTACCAAAGATTTTAGATAAAGCCATGCCAACAGAAATAGACCACGGAGGTAAAATAGAAATAAGTATAGCTAAAGAAGTAGCAGACAAAAATGAAGTTGACCAAAGCACAAGCATCGATAGCGAAGGACAACCATCGGTTTAGAGTTGTTAATTGTGGAAGACGATTTGGTAAAACAACCTTAGCTATCGAAGAAATAAAAGGTAAAGCACTCTATAAGAAATCAAAAATAGTTTATATAGCTCCAACCTACCAACAGGCTAGAGATATAGCTTGGCAGACCCTCACCAAAGAATTAAAGCCAATCACCAAAAAGATAAACGAATCACGCCTTGAACTAACAGTATATTGTAAAACAGGAGGAGAGAGCCTAATCCAGCTAAGAGGCTGGGAAAGCATAGAAACATTACGAGGACAAGACTTTGATTTCATTGTGATAGATGAGATAGCCAGCATGAGAAACTTTTGGATGCACTGGCAAGAGGTTATCCGTCCAACCCTAACAGATAGAAAAGGACACGTTCTATTTATCAGTACCCCTAAAGGATTTAATCATTTCTACGACCTCTACAAAGAGGAGAACGAAGACAAAGACTATAAATCATTTAACTTCTCAAGTTATGACAACCCCCATCTACCTATTGACGAACTGGAAAAAGCCAAACAGGAACTCACAGAAGATAGATTCGCACAAGAATATATGGCTGACTTCAGGAAGACCGAGGGTCTCGTTTACAAAGAGTTTGACCGTAAACGCCATTTATTCACCGATAAAGATGAAATACCAGAATTCGTTAAAACCATCGTTGGAGTGGACTTTGGATACACCAACCCATCTACTATATTGCAGATAAAAGAAGATCGAGATGGAAACTACTGGATTGTAAGCGAATGGTACAAGACTAAACAGACTACAGAGCAGATAGTACAGAAGGCACAGGGTTATCAAAGTAATGAATGTTATCCTGATCCAGCAGAACCAGATAGAATAGAAGAGTTAAAGAAAGGTGGATTAAACGTTAGAGAGGTAAGCAAAGACATAGTGGCAGGGATTAACAAAGTTAGAGAGTTATTCAAACAGAACAGAATAAAGATAAATGCAGGCTGTAAGAATCTTCTTTGGGAACTAGAGACCTATCATTATCCTGAAAGAGGAAAAGATTATACTTCTAAACTAGATATGAATGAGAAGGAAATACCAGTCAAAGAGAATGACCACGCAGTAGACGCACTTAGATATTCACTCTATTCGACAGAGCCAATGCAAAAAGATTTTAATTTCGAACTACCACAAACAGAGTGGTAATAATTAACAAACAACATGAACGAATACAATCCAACGGAAGCTGAAGAGCTTGCGATTAAAACATTAGAAGAGGAAAAAAAGGAATGGGAAGACGGTATAGTTTGGGTTACTGATAAAGTAGCATTCAAAACAACTCAAACAGTTAAGAAATCTCGTAAGAATTATTTTGGTATCTTTGATGAGGAGAAAGACCCAACAACTAACAGACGTAAACTATTCATTCCACTAACAGAGTGGACAGTGGAAATGATTTTAAAAAATATTGACATTGACACCAAGGATATAAATTTAAAAGCCAAGAATCCTAGAGCTTACAGAAAGACTAAAATAGCTAGATATGTCTTGAGATACTTTTTAGACAAGATGCACTTTGGAAAGATATTGAACGATAAGTTAAGAAATACATCTATTGATGGTACTTGTTACGATAAGACCTGGAAAGAAAACGGAAAGGTGATGCACAAGAATATTGACCGACTTAACATCTTAACAGACCCATCAGAAACAGACTTAACCGATACCAGTACAATCATAGAGAGAAATCTTTTAACCTTACCTGAATTCAAAGCCTACAAATGGGATAACTCTCAACACGTTGAAGGCTCAAAAGAAATTGATAGAGTAGGAATCGACAACAAGACTAATTCTCAAGTGCCTTTTGTAGAAGTTTATGAACGATATGGATATATCTCTAAGTTTTGCCTAACGGGAAACCAGGAAGACAGAAACGAATATCTTTATTGTCTATTAGTCCTTAGCGGATTGGATGAAAAACCAGTCCTTCACAAAATTAAAGAAGTGAAGACTCATCCTTACGTTAAATATAAGCTGAAAGATGTTCTTAATCGTGCCGATGGTAGAGGAATACCTGAAATGCTATTTAATATCCAGGCTTACTTGAATGAAACCATTAACATAAGACTAAACACCGCTAGGATAGTCCAAAGTGGTTTATGGAAAGCACAAGGGAATATCACTCCTCAAGATTTAAAGAAGTTCTTTGCGACTGGAGTAATCAAATTAGATTCAGCTTCAGAATTTGAGAGGCTTGATACAGGCTCAATAGACCCATCAAGTTACAAAGATGAGGAACAGGCTTACACATGGGGAAAGAGAGTAACCCAGACCCAAGCCGAAGATGAGATTGCAAATAGCAAACCAGCCACCAACGCTATTATAGAGGAACGAGGTGGAGCTAAGAGCTATAATCTTATTATTGAGAACATAGCCAGCTCAATTGAGAGGCTGATTGAAGATAAACTTATTCCACTAATTAAGGAAACAATAAAGGACGGAGACATTATTCGGATCACAGGAGACCCATCAGACCTAAAGGAATTGGATAGACAATTAGGAGAAGAGTTAGTTTATAAAGAAATGGAAAAGTATAAGAAAAAGAATGGCTTTTATCCTTATATGACGCTTGAAGAAATGGAAGCACAGATAGACCAAGTAACAATAGAACTAGCAAATATGGGAGAGGACAGACCGCTAGAGCTATCTAAAAGCTTATTCGACACAGAGTTTGACATTCAGGTTAGTATTAGTGATGAGCAGATGAATAAAGCGGTTGTCGCTAACACCTTAAACCAATCAATTAATATATTAGCAGGGGCAGGAGTTCCGCCAGCGATGCTTAAAGAGCCTATTAAAGAGTTATTTGACACAATGGGCTTAGACGGAGACAAACTAACAGGAAAGATTGATGAAGCTCAAATGATGAGAGCCAAACAGGAAGAAGCTGCAATCGAACAGGGAGCAACGGAAGCCCCAGGAGCAGAAGCCAACTCTATACCTCAAGAAGTAAATCAAATGCCAGTATGAAACAACAACAAGCAAAAGATTTCATAGAAAATAATCAAGAAGCCCTAAAACATCTGTCAAAGGTTATTAAACGAGTCGATACAGTTAAAGATTGCAAAGATGAGATTGAATTGAGAGGCAGACAGAGAGCCATAGAAATAGTTGAAGCATGGCTAACAGAAGTGTGGGGCTATTCACAAGAAATCCCCCTTCCATCTAACGATGAGGAGGATTTATATAAGAGACTTAGTTCAGGTCGAGACTAAGCTCAAATTAATTTCTTAACATTTTTATTCTTATGAACGACAAACCCTTACAAACCGACACTGAAGCTGAGGAAGCATCAGAAGGTCAGGAGGATGTTGCGGGCGAACTTAGCTTAGAGGAATTGAATGAACAAGCTGGTAGAACTGGCGATAATTCATTCAAATCAAAAGAGGATTTCTTCAAGCACTATGACAACCTTAATTCTTTAGTGGGAGACCAAAAGAGAGTTGAAGCCGAGAAAAAGGCTGAAGAGGCTGAAGTAGTAACTGAGGAAAACAAAACTCTAGCTGAGAAGCTATCATCGCTTGAAACGAGGATTGAAGAAAAGGATTTCCTTACTTCCAATCCCGACGCAAAAGATTCCCTTGACCTTGTTAGAGCTGTCGCTAAAGACAAAGGATTAACACTCGATAAAGCATGGGATACAGAAGGTCTTAAAGACTTGGTTGAAGCGAAGAATGCCCGTGAAAGTGAAACGGAAATTGGAGTTAATTCTAAGAACAGATTAAATAGTTCCGATGCGAAGAAGGTTGGTAAATTGGCTGATAAAATTCAGTCAGGAGAATCAACAGAAGCGGACGAGTTAGAACTCTTACGCAACTTCCCTGGAGCATTATAATCTATAAAGTAAAATGGCTACAGACGCTACTCATTACATTCTTAGAACCTACGGAGATGATACTCAGAAAGCTGACATCCTCCCCTTGATTGAAATCCTAACTGCAAGTGAAGCTAGTATTCACAACAGTTTAGGAAAGACATCAGCTACCGCTACTGTGCATGAGACCATGACGGATACTCTAAGCACAGCTGGTTCATTAGCTGTTACTGAAGGTGGAGACTATTTAAATTCAGCTTTAACAACTCCTTCTCGAATGGTGAACTTAGTACAACACGTTGTAAAGAAAATCAACGTTTCTAAGGTTCAACAAAAGATTGATCATTACCACGAAGAAAACGAATTAGAGAGACAAACCAAAAAAGGCATGAAAGACTGGATGAATTCAGTCGAATATGATTTGGTTCGTTCAACTTTAGTTTCGGGTGCTTCTGGTACTGCTCCTAAGATGAAAGGTATAGTTCAGGCTATTTCAAAAAGCACGAATACTACCGCTCAAACTTCAGGAACAGTCTGGTCAGCTTCCATTCTCAAAGGTCACATGAAAGACAATTGGGAAAATTCAAATGGAGAAGTTGCTACTGATATTTACATGGGTGGATACTTGAAAGACCTTACTGATGGTTTCACAAATAAAACTAATTTAGTTTCTAATGGCGTAAATGCTAAAGAAATCGTAAATGTAGTTGATATTTTTGAAACAGGATTCGGTAAAGTTAGAGTACATAAACACAGATACGTTACTGTTAGTGGCACAGATGCTACTGGACGTGTCCTCGCTATCAGACCTGATAAACTAAGAGTTGCTTACTTAGAGCGACCTTACGTTGACAAGGACTTAGCAAGAAGCGGTGCTTATGACCCACGAGCTATCGCAGGTTCTATGACACTTGAAGTTAGAAACCAAGATTCAAATTGGTGCGCTTCAGGTTTTAACATTGATTAATTAATAAATCAATTGTTCCTCGGACTATCAGTTCACTCCGATTAGTCCGATGGAGTGAAAACAATTATGAGACAAATTAAGACCCAAACAAATTACACAAGAAAACAACTAGTTGAGGATTGTGTAAGAGTGTACATTAAAAACAACCCAAACGAATATAGTTTATTTCTGGAGGGAGTAACGGAAAAGAAACATAATTTAAGCGATAAAAAAAACGCTACGCTTAAACAAGGAGGACTTGAAGATGATTTCCGATTAGCTTTCAGCTTACCAGAGAAACTTCATAAGACGATTGAAACAATGCTGGATTTAAAGAAAGAAGAACGCTTTGGAGAAGTGAAAGGAGAAATGAAATGGTTTTCAAAAGAATACCCTCAGTTTTTAATCCCTAACACATACTAAATGAAAACTACATTATGTTTAATTGTTAAGCCAACGCTTAAGGAAGCAGAATTATTAGATAGATGTCTTGACTCAGTAGCGGAATATTTTGATGAGATTTGTATAACGCAAGCAGGAGACAAACCCTGTAAAAAAGTTTCCGAAGTAATTAAGGAACATGACGGAAAAGAATCATTCTTTAAATGGGTAAAAGATTTTGCTCAAGCAAGAAATTATAATTTCTCACAAGCCACAGGGAAATATATATTTTGGTGTGATGCAGACGATGTAATCAAAGGAGCTGAAAACTTCCCAACCTTAATTAAGAAGATGGAAGACGAAGCCCTCGATTGTGTGGTTATGAATTACCTTTATGACTTCACTAAGGACGGAAAATGCACAGTAAAGCATCTAAAGACCCGATTAGTTAGGAAAGACGCTGTTAAATGGGTAGGAGCAGTCCACGAAGATTTTGACTCGTTAAGAACTGTTGAGAGCTTCTTTTGTCCTGATATTGAAGTATTACACATCACAGATGAGAAAAGAGCTTGTGAAAATGCAGAAAGAAACCTTGAGATAGCCAAGAATGAACTGAAGTTAAAACCGAAAGACCCAAGAGGGCTATGGCTTATGGCTAACGCCTATTGGGGAATCCAAGAAATCAAGAAAGCCGTTAAGTTTTTTCAAAGATTCGTTAAGAAGTCAGGTTCTGAAGAGGAGATTTATTTAGCCTATTTGAATATGTCAGCGTTATCAGGGAAGGAAGATTATGCCCTTAAAGCAATATCCTACCGACCAACTTATCCCAACGCCTACTTCAAGTTAGCTGAGATGAAATATCAGCAGAAACAGTTTGACCACGCAGTACAGTTTATTGAAATAGGATTACAGCTACCAAAGCCAGAACTTTCTATAATAGTTTTTAATCCGAGAGATTATGATTACAACCCGTTAATGTTAATGATGGATTGTCATTTCCGATTAGGAAACTATAGTAAATCAATAGAGATATTGAATTACTTAATAAAGCTATTCCCAAAAGATGAAGCACTAAAGAAACGAAAGGAGATGGTAGAGAATGAAATAGGAGAGCTTGAAAAGGTTGATAGCGTTTTGAAAGAAGCTGAGAAGTTAAAAGGAAAGAAACTAAGAGAGTTCCTTGAATCACAATCAGACGAGGTACAATCCCACCCTAAGTTATGCCACTTTAAGAACCAAAAGTTTGTTAAGAAAACATCATCAGGAAAAGACTTGGTTTATTATTGTGGATATACCTCAAAGATTTGGAATCCAGCTATAGCAGAAAAGGACGGAGTTGGAGGAAGTGAAGAGGCGGTTATTCATCTCTCAAAGAAGTGGGCTGAAGCAGGGTATAACGTAACGGTTTATAATAATTGTGGTGCTGGAAGAGTCTATGACGGAGTAAGCTACAGACCTTATTGGGAATTCAACATTAAGGACAAGCAAGACTATATGATTCTTTGGAGACACCCAAAGCCAGTTGATTGGAAGATTAATTGTCCTAAGATATTTGTTGACCTGCACGATGTATTACCTAAAGAAGAATTTACCGAAGAAAGAATAGCTAAGATTGATAAGATATTCTTAAAAACTAAAGCTCACAGAGTTCTTTTCCCAAACATACCTAATGAAAAGATTACAATTATACCTAATGGGATTGACCCATCAGCATTTAAAAAAGAGGTAGAGAAAGACCCGTACCGAATACTCAATACTTCAAGCCCAGATCGCCACTTAGACGCAACCCTCGATGTCTTTGAGGCACTTATTAAAAGAGAACCTGAGAAACCTTGGAAATTAGTTTGGTATTATGGCTGGGATGTTTATGAAGACGTACACGCAGACAATGAAGAAATGATGGGATGGAAGAACAAACAGATGAAACGATTTGGTAAACTGGTATCCGAAGGTAGAGCAGAAGGCGGATATATGATTAATCATAGGGGAGTAGCCTTTGAATATTTGCAAGCTGGAATCTTCCTATATCCTACTCAGTTTTATGAGATTCACTGTATTAGTGCCGTTAAGGCACAACTGGCAGGATGTAAAATGGTAACTTCAGACTTTGCAGCACTGAAAGAGACTGTAAACGACAAACACATAAAGATTCACACTGAAGGAAAGAAATGGTTGAAGGAAAACACCTTTGGAGACACACAAACAGATAAGTATATAGATTTAATAATACAATCCAGTAAAGTTGATACTAGTGAATGGGCTAGAGAAACTTACAACTGGGAACTAATAAGTAATAATTGGATAAATGAAATACAAAGTAATTAACATCGAAAGCTGGAAAGCCAACGACCCAAAAGCACCTGATGTCTTAAATGATGTAATTCTTTCCTTGAAAGATGACGTAGCTCAAAGAGGAATAAGATTTGGAGCATTAGAACCGATTGACGATTTTTTAGACGAAGAAATAAATCCTCTAAAATGCAAAATATGCGAAAAGATTTGCAAAAGCCCAGCAGGGCTAAAAGTACACATGAGAAGTCACAAGTAACGGTAATTATACCGACTATTGGGAGACCAACACTACAGAGAGCTATAAAATCAGTCGAGAATCAGACCTATAAGAACATCGAAATATTGGTCATAGGCGAGGGAGGAACTGATTTTGAACTAAGACTTGGAAGAAATTGGAATAAATTTTCTAAGGGAAAAAGTTTTGGAGCAGCCCAACGAATTGTAGGCACACACTTAGCTACAGGAGACTACATAGCGTATTTAGATGACGATAATGAATTTTTACCAGACCATATAGAATCTTTAGTGGAGTGTATTAAAACTCATGATGTAGATTTCGTTTATAGCAAGGCTCATATTATAGGCTCAAAAAAATATATAGGAGATGAATATCCAAATAATGGAAGGATTGATACCAATTGTATACTACATAAAATAGAGAATATCCTTATCTCTAATTGGAAATCTGATGGATATAATGCTGAATATAAATTAGTAACAAGATGGATAAAGAAAGGATTGAAATTTAATTACTTAAATAAAACTACCGTAAAATATTATGAAGACATACGTTGTAATCCCCCAGTACCTAATTAACGACCATCTCGTAAAACTTTCCCAAAACGCTATCCGCTCTTTTAAAAAAACCGCCGATTGCACAGTTATATCAGTTGACGATGGTGGAGACAGAGGACAGGATATGCTCAAGAAAGAATCAGATGTTTATCTCAAGAATGAAAAGAATAGTGGATTCGCACCGACGTGTAATAAAGGCTTTAAATGGATTCAGAAACACGAAAAAGATGATTGCAATATAGTATGTGCTAATAACGATATAGAAGTTTTTGAAGGCTGGTTAGAGGAGTTTGAAAAGGTGATGAGCCAGTTTGAAGGATCAATGGTAGGAGGATTAGGATTTAAAGGAAGAGTAGTGGAAGGCAAACATATTTCGGAATATAAAACTAACCCAGGCAGTTATTATGCCTGGAATTCCATCACCAGAGGAGGGACGTTAAACGATTGGCTATTCCCTGGTGGATTCTATATGACCCGTAAGAGCGTATTAGATGAGAACGGACTCTATGACGAGGGATTTATACATGGAGGATACGAAGACATAGACCTGTTCCAAAGGATAAAACAGAACGGAGGAAACCTATTAATGACACCTAAAGTTGCTTACTGGCACGAAGAAGGAGCAACCAGATTCGGAGAAGAAGAGAAAGGACACCAAAACGAAGCCGAACCAAAGAATTTAGCTTATTACATATCTAAATGGGGTTACAACCCCCACCAAAGACTTGGAGAAATATTTAAATCTGAACAAATAAATTTATGACACTAGAAACACTGAGGTCTTTCACGAGATTCTTAACCAACACAGATTCAACAACCTACACAGACACCAACCTCGATGCAAACCTGAATTATCATTATGACCAGCTTGTAGCTGAAGCTATTGAGTCTATGGACGACTGGGATTTCGGGGCTGATTTTTCAACATCCAATTTAGTAGCCAACCAACAGGAATACGTCTTTCCTTCCACCTTGCTCAAGATCAAGCGAGTTGAAATAACTTATGATGGAGTCAATTGGTACAAAGCTACTCCTATGGATATTTCCATGAGAAGCGAAGCCAGCGACACTACTTCTTTATCGAACGACTTTGTAACAACAGAGCCATATTTCGACTTAATGGATAATTCAGTATTTCTATATCCAATACCGACTTCAGCAGTAACCGCAGGAATAAAGATTTGGTATGAAAAAACTCAAACTGCATTATCAGGAACAACCGATACCCCAGCTATACCAGCACCTTTTCACAAGGGGCTATGCTATGGAGCAGCCGAAGATTTTTTTGACCAACTAGAAAAGTACAGCTCTTCTGTTCAAATGAATGGCAAGAAGGAACTTGTCATCACAAGAATGAAGAGATTTTTTAATAAACGTAACCAAGAGGGAGACTATATAGCACTCCCTAACTTTGTAGATTACGACTATGGTAATAATTAATAACCAATATGAACGAAGTATTTAAAGTAAAAGGTTTAATCGAACTTTCCTTAATAAGAGACGGTAAGACCGTTGATAAAAGAACGATAAAAAATGTGATAACAACCGCAGCACTAGCTGAGATTAGTGGATTAGTAGGAAACACTGGTTCTAAAACGGCTTTTACTTATTTAGCAGTCGGGGTAGGTACAACCGCAGCCGCCTCAGCAGACACCGCCCTAGAAACAGAAATAACTGATAGCGGATTAGAAAGAGCAGCTTCAACAGTTTCTCAACAAACAACGACAGAGACTAACGATACCCTTCAACTATTAAAGAGTTGGACAGCATCAGGGGCAAAGGCAGTAACCGAATGTGGAGCTTTAAACGCAGCTTCTAGTGGAACTCTTTTAGGACACCAAGTATTCTCAGCAATAAATGTAACGAGTGGAGACACACTAGAATTAACTTATAACTTTAGTTTCGCATAATGAAAACTTATAACGACCCAACTGGAACTTATAACGACCCAAATGTAACCTATAATGGCTCTGCTTTATTGACTAAGGAGGTAACGGAAAGTATTTCACTTTCAGAGAGTATTTCAAGGAATATCAAAAAGTTAGCTAGTGAGGCTTTGACGATTTCAGAAGTGAAAATCAAATCAATAGCGAGAACCATCTCAGAGGCGATAACCGTAACTGATACAGTAACCAAAGCAATGGGTTATTTTAGGACGCTCACGGAGAGTTTTTCTATAACAGAAAGCATTAAAAAACTGTTAAACGGGACTACAACTTTATGGACGAAAAGAATAAAACCCTCTACCAGTTGGAGTGATAGAAGCAAGCCTTCAACTAGTTGGAGCGACAGAACAAAACCAGACACAACCTGGACTGACAGGACTAAACCTTAAGCAAATATATGGCATCAAATTACCCAGCATCAAAACAGACTTTTACCAACCCAATTTCTACCGATGGCTTAGATAGTCCCGACCACGCAGATCAACACGCCACCGAGAATGATACAGTAGAGGCTTTACAAGACAAATTAGGAACAACATCCTCAACCCCAGCTTCCGCTAAACTTTTGATAGGAACTGGAGCAGGAACTTCTGAATGGGACAAGGACGCACCGACAGGAGCTATTATAGGAACTACTGATACGCAGACGCTAACTAATAAGACTTTGACTGCTCCAACCATAACCAACGGAGCTTTAAACTTTAACGCCCCAGAAGGCTTTTTAATCAACGGTAAAATATCAGTAGTAGATACTGCTGGATTGACTGTTTCAATAAAAA